CGCTACTATCTGGTCGTCAACGCCCATTGCCCCGGAAGCCACGTACATACCGTGGGCCGCTGCGAAGAACTGGGCTCCGTGTCCCTTGCCGCCTTCGATCTTCTGCTGAATTGTCCAGTGCCCGGCACCGTTGATGTCAATCCCGACATGCTCATTCTTCGGGATCTGGTGAATGATCTTAATGAGCTTGTCGATTTCGCCGCGCACACTCGCGTTGTGATCGCCAAGCTGCCGCAGGAATGGAATCGACTGGTTCAGAACTTGCAAGTCGTGTGCCCGCTGCGTGCCGGTCGCGGTGAGTGTGGCCGATGCCAGATTCTTGAGGTCACCAAGCGTCGTCGCGTAGGCCGAGAACGAGTTGCGCTGTGCCTGTGTCTGGTCTCCGATAGCTCCCTTGGACTGCACGAGCGATGTCTTGAGGTTGTCAAGATCATTCTTGAAGTTGACCACCTGCTGCTCGGCGTCAAGGTTCGGGCTGATCATACCGTTGTACGCGTCGGTGAGCGCCTTAACCTGGTTCGTGGCCCCGAGCGCCGAGTTGGAGATCGCCTGCAAATCGAGCGCGAACCGGGCCGCAGGTTCGTGCGTAAGCTCCTGCTGCTGGACATAGGCGTTGATCGCCCGCTGCATGTTGGAGGCCGCAACGCCCCCGTCGGTGAACGCCTTCGCAGCACCCTTCTGGGTAGAGGCTAGCTGGATCGCCTGTGTTGAGGTGAGCCCGTACTTTTCCTGCAATTCTTGCAGGTTGGACGAAAGATTGTGACCTTCCGTCACTGCCTTCTGCTGGGCATCGGTTAGCTCGTCCTGGCGAACCTTCTGCTGCTGAATTAGCGCACTTGCGTGCGTAACCCCGGCCGCTTGCGCCGCTTGCGTTTCGTTAAGTTGCTGCTGGTGATCTCTTACCGCCCCGATAGCGAGCGCGAGATCCCGGTAACCTTCGACATTGAAGCCAGTTGCGTCACTCGCCTTTTGCAACCGGGCAACTAGGGTATCCGTTGCGTCACCCGTCTGGCGGGCGACGATAATGAGCGCCGTTAGGGCGGCTACCCCTAGTGCGGCCCACGCCCACGGTGAAATAGCGTCTATCGCAAGCTCGGTAGCGAGCAGGGCTCGCTGTGCGAGGGTCGCGCCCTCGGTGGCAATCATGAAATCGCGCATTCCGGCAGCAGCGGCCGGAAGCCACGTGAATGCCGACGCTACCTCAAGCGTCTTGATCGCCAGCAGCGGCTTGTATAGCGCAAGTGCCAGGATCACGATGTCATCGAGCCACGGCGCGGCCTTCGAGACGGCCGAAACGAGGTTAAGGAACCAGGTAACGGCCTGCAGCAGCCCGAGCGATAGCGGCTGCATCGCTTCGACCAGGTTAAAGACTGTCCGGATAAGCGCGACGACAGCTATCCCGATCTCATGGATGTCCTCACCGAGATGTGCCGAGACAAACTGGAAGAATTGCTGTGCCTGCGAATCGGTGAGCGCCCCGCCGACTTGCGTGAAGAGCCCGGCGATAGCCGTTCCGGCTTCCTTGGCTACTGGCGCGATCTCGGGCAGCAGGTTATCGGCCACCCGGAGCGCCGCATTGAAAACCTCCAGGACTTCCGGCTGTATTTCCTGCGCTACCCCGGTGAACTCCTTCTTGAGATCGAGAAGCTCGACAGCCATTAGCTGCTGCTGGGAAGTTAGGTTCTGGAACTCCTGCGCAGCCTTCGCGGATCCGGTTGACAGGTCATGCAGGTACTTGACTACTCCCGCCACAGCTGGCGTAGCGAGCGCGCCGAATGCAACGGCCCCAACGGCGGCCACTGCGAACGCCGGGGCGATGGCCACCGCACCCGCGATAAGAGAGACCAGCCACGAACGCACCGTGGACGCATTGTGCACGTCCACGTCCACGTTGACCTTATCGTGGTCCAGTTCATCGGCTTTGCGCTTCGTGTTGTCGAGCGCGGCGTTGGCCGCAGTGTTCTGCACTCCGACCTTTAGCTCGACATCCCGGAGCTTCTCGTTGATCTTTGCTACCAGGACATCGCCAACCTCGCCGCCGATCCGGTCGGCGTCCGGCAGCAGCTTCTCCCGGAGCTTATCCCCGAAGCCTTCGGCGGAGGGAACGATAGAGACAGCGACGGACCCAATGATTAGGTTGTCAGCCATCGTTGCCCCTTAGCCTGCTCTCCATGTTCTGCCTGGCACGTGCAACTCGCTCCGCCGCGAGATCGCGGGACGTGCGCCTCGGCCGCAGCCGGGGGTCAAGAGTCTGCCGCTCTGCCTCGGTGAGCCCGCGCTTCTGCGGCTTATGCCGTATGCCGGGACGGCGCACCCGCTCGGGCGAGTGAATGCGCGCACCCTTCTTGGAGTGGCTCATGAGGTACATATGCTGGAAACTCCGGCTTTCGTCTATCAACGTTGCGAGGAGCATCTCTACTTGAGACCAGGGATTCTCGGCCGGATCGAATTCGGACATGTCGTCCTCTTCGATTTCGCCAGCATCTATGGCCCTCATTCTTTCGTTCCGGAGTGCGGTCATCGTTGCCGACTCCGGGGGCAGGTATTCAATTAGCACGGCGAGCCGTCGCCATGTCATCTTGCGAGTCCAGAAGTCTTCTAGCTTCTCCTGGTAATACCTTTGGAGATCGGCTTCTAGCGCTTTCGCTTCGGTCTTGAGGAGCGTGACGATGAATTGGATTTTCCCAGGCCGATCCCGGCGTGCAACGTGATCCGCAACATGATCTCCTGAATCTGGTAGTTCCGGAGACTCGCCGCTGCCCACGTATCGAAGTCTTCGGTGCTGAGCACACCTCGTGCCCACCCGGTGAAGTCTCCCTGCGCCATCATCCTGGAATGGATGTACTCCCAGGAATCCATGTGCGGGACCGTGATCACCTTGCCGGACATCCTGATACGGTACGGCTTCCCGATCTTCGCACTGAGAACGGCATCCTGCTCATCGAGATCGAGATCCGCCTCAACCTCGTTGTCCAATTCTTCTGGTTCGTTAACCTTCTCGTCAACCATTACGGTTGCTCCTCCCGGGTGCGCCCTTACGGCGCTGTAGCTGTTGGCAGAGAACGGGCAGCCTACGCGAAGTAGGCCGTGAGGTCGATCCCGCCGTAATCGATGTAGCGCTTCACGGCGGCCCGGACGGCATCGATCGTGTCCGGGTAGAACTGCACGGTCATCTGGAGCATCTCGGCATCCGCCTGCTGCGGCTGGTCGTTGCCCCGGTCGGTGATCTTGCCATTCGGCGCGAACAGGCGGACCCGCTTGTCTGCGTCGATCGTGTCGTACACGAAGCAGTACCGGTTATCCGAAGGGATCTCCGGCATCACGTAGGACGCGATGGTACCAGCAGACGGCTGCAGCAGGTCAATTGCCACGTCGTCATACAGCGACCGCACGACCGGGTTGAGCGGCTCCAGGTAGTTCGCCTGCAGCGTCTTGGGGGCACCCGTGATGATCGTGCGGATCGGGTCGAGCGTGCCGGAAGCTGTGATGTCCTTGAGCGCCTCATCCAGCTTGTAGATGTAACCCCCGGTGTCGAGCCAGCCGAGGCAGAGCCACGGCGCGTCGAGATCCTCGAAGTCGGTCGGGGCGGCAGTTCCGTGCGGAGCCCGGAATCCCACGCAATCGCCTGCGGCGAAGGTGAAATCGGCGCTTCTGGTGTCGGTCATTTTCCTCTCTCCTAATCAGAGGCGGGTATGCGGTTCGTAGCTCGCGCTGTTACGCGAAAGCTCCTGGTTAATGTCGGGCAGCCAGCGCGGACTCGTGATCGTGTCGATCCGCAGTATCACGCCGTTGTCCGTTACCAGGTTACGGACTCCCGCGAAAATCGCCTGTATCTGCCGCCCGGCTGCCGAAGCAGTAGTCCGGTCGGCAGCGAACACATCAACATCAATGATCGGCCGGTCCACAACGATGTCCCGGTTTGCACCAGATATTGCGCTGACCCTGACGATCGTCTGGTCAATGTTGAGAGGGAGGTCCGTCACGAACCGGACCTCATCCACATTGAACAGGCTTTGCATCCACCCGATAACGAGTAGCTCGATATCGGGGAAGCCATTAATCTCCGCCACGGCTGAACAGCGCATTCCGCAGGGTATGGTGGCCCCGCTGTCGGGATGTTCCTAGTTCGGCGTAGAGAGCGTCGGGCGCATGGTTCACGACTACTGCTTCCGCCCGGTCACCCTTGATCCCGCCGTCTCTTCTTGACTCCACAACGAACCCGGCCTTGAATCTTCCCGGTGCCCGGTCACGCCGGGGACTGCCGACAGGGGCGGTGGCCTCCGCGTGCTCCCTGACGTGAATCGCACGGCGCACCATTTCACGCTCAACCATTTCGGACTTGAGCATGAGGCCGATGCCTTCATACGAGAGACTGACCTTTGACCGGAAGGTGGACATTACTCTGTGTTCCCTCCACCTAGAGCACCAGTGCCGGTATGCGATGAGCCACCGGTCACTTCCCGCAGATTGAGCGAGACGGGACTCCGTACAGTCGTGAACGGGGATACCCAGGTTTCGGGATCCCCGCCTATGTTGTACGTGTGGCCGTTGTAGAGCACCTTATCGAACGGGCCGGGAGCGATCCCGGCACTGTCGAATAGTTCCTGCGGCACGTACAGCTTCGCGTTCCCGATGACTTGCTCTCCGCCTTGCGCGGATTCGGTAGTCTGGCCGGGAACGAATACCACGTTATCCAGTTCGTGATCGGAATGATCGAATGTGTCGTTGCCGTAGCCGTCCCGGCCCGCCGCTAGCGTTACGCTGCGGTAGGTTACCGTGACTCCTCCGGGGAACGTGACCATTCTTCTCTACCTCAGTGTGACCTGTGACGTGGCCTGCTTGGGCCGGTAATCGTTGAGAGTTGCCAGATCGGCGTTGTCGAGTGCGACCTTGAGGCCGCCCCCGCTCCGTTCCATCCGGTAGCTGTACGGGCCGATGGTTTCCCCGATAAGCCCGGCAGCCATTGTCGGCGCGGTGAGCACGCCGAGCGTTGCGTTGGCCACCACCATTATCACGTCATCCGGCACCTCGGCCGGGCCGAACGTGTAGACGACGCCGAAGGTGGTGTAGAGATATCCGTATTCGTACCAGACATCCGCGAGGTTGATGATTGCGTGATTATCCGGCGAAACATCGATCTCATCGATCTTGTCGAACGTCCACCAGAGAACAGGAATATCGGGAAGGCCATTTTCCGGCTCCCCGAGCGCGGTCACCGACGTTACGCTGGCGATCGGCTTCCCCGGCAGCTTGAGCTTGCCGTCATGGATCTTGACGTTGACCGTGCCGTTGACGTGGTGCAGGAAATCCTGCTTGCAGTAACGGCGAACCTGCACGCTGGCATCCTGCAAGAGCGCTCCGGCTCGTGCCTCCTCTACTTCTGAGAGGGGACGGCCTAGACGCGCGACTAGATCATCGGTCGTCGCGAGTGGTGGCAGCGCCATGTCCCCTCCTGCCTGCGTGTCATCGGGGGCGGCTCACGCGCACGTGGCCGCCCCTACAGCCGGGGCAGGAGATCAGGCAGCGGTCGCGATAGCGCCGAACGGCCACCGCAGCACGGTGTCGCCAGCCCCATCGATGGTCGCGTCACGCTGCATGATCGTGACGGGGTTCGCGGTCGCGTACGCCAGGCGCAGGGTGAGCCGCATGGCCACGGCATCCTGCTGCATGAGGTTCAGCACGACGTTGCCCGAGTCGTCGGAGATGACGCCCTGATCGAACATCTTGAACGTCATGTCCTTGCGCATCCCGATGACGCCCTTGGAGAAGTCACCAGCGATGAGCTGGGCCTTCGTGGCGTCCCAGGTGCCGTTCTCCGGCATCGCGATCGGGTATCCGTACAGGGTACGGCCCGGGGTGGAGGTCATGTCGTTCTGGAAGATCGGCTGTCCCTGCTCGGAGCGCAGGCCCGCCAGCTTCCAGTTCATGCCGGGACGGGCCGCGAAGCCGTTGACCGAGTAGCCGGTCTGGCTCATCGCGTCACCGAGCGCGGTCACGCTCTGCCCGAAGTCGGCAGCCGCCTCGGTCGAGCCTCCGCCGATGTCCAGGAAGCCGTCGTTGACGATGTTGCCGGACTCCTCGATGCCGGGCCAGATCGCCGCGCCCCAGGTGCTCGGCTTGGCCGTGCCCCAGAAGATCGCGTCGTCCACGAGCGCGCCCGCAGCCTCGGCCATCCGGGGACGGATCTCGTCCCACAGCGGCACGTCGGCGTCGTCCAGGTAGTTCTCGGGGATCGGCACGATGGTCGCGATCTCCTCCACCACGAAGTTGACGCCCTTCCAGGCCTGGTTGGAGGTCTGCTTGAGACCGGTGTCCCCGCCGACCCAGTAGGCGAAGGGGAGCAGGTCCAGCACCGGCATACGCCATGTCTTGGCGGACAGCGGCACGGTGCGGAACATCGAGAGAGCCGCGCTGTACTTCGGCATCTCCTGCACGATCGCGGTGGACAACGGCTCGGGGACGAGAGCGTCAGTCCCATCCGACCGCTGCACAATGTCGTCATAGGTGGGCATAACCCATTACCTTTCCTGTAAGAGCAGCCCGCCCTGTGACGGACTGCTTATCTGCTGCCCCGACCAGTGTTGATCATGTTCCGGAAGAGGTCTTTCTCCTCCTGCTGCCCGTTCTGGCCAGCGGGAGTTCCTCCGGGCCGCAGGGACTCGACCGGCCGGGAGCCGAGACTTGAGCGGCGTGCGCCGGGGCGGATGAGTTCTCCGCGCTCGACCATTGCGTTGATGAGATCCGCCGCCCCGGCGGAAATCTGGGATTTGAGCGTCTTGGCCCGGTCATCGATCTCGCTCTCTTCACCTGTTCCCAGGAATTCAACGAGATCGGGGCCTAGCCCGTGCCTGGCAGCCGAGAGGATCCGGTTGCCGTGTGCCAGTGCTTCGTCGCGCTCCCGCTCCGCAGTCGCCGCCCTGTCGGCGGACTTCTGGGCCTCGGTCTTCTGCGCGTCGTCTATCGCTTCCAGCCTCTTGATCGCCGCAGCACCCTTGTTGCGCTCCTTCTCCAGTTCACGAGCACGACGCTGGAGATTGTCAGCGCGGCCCTGCGACCGCCTTAGCTGCTCTTCGATCGGAAGCTTGGACTCGTCTTCCCCGGAACCGCTTCCGGTACCGGTCCCGCCGCTGTTCCCCGCGTCTCCGGTCCCGGATCCGCTGTTGTCCCCGAGAAGAGTGCCGAGCGCTGCGTTGCCGTCGAACGAATCACTGCTGCCGCTAGGGGCGGAACTGCCGGAACTTCCGGAACCTGTCTGCTGTCCCTGGCCTTGTCCCTGCTGTCCGCCGGTTGCGCCGGTGCCGGGATTACCCTGGTCACCACTCGCGCCTGTGTGAGACATTTGGTGCCTTTCCTGCCGAAATGTCCCCGTTACGGGGATCACTTTCCGTAAGGATAGCGTACCGGTGCCCCCTTACGGGCACTGGGACGGAAATCAGGTCGTGCTGCCGTCCGAATTCCAGTTGTCAGGGATTCGCGAAGACAGCCCGAGTCGCCTGGCTTCTTTCATGATGAAGCGGCGGATTGCGTTGTGATCGCCGGAGCCGCGCCCGACTGCGCGGATTGCGTTGTCGAGATCACTCGCGTTCCGGATGTAGTAACGCGGCTTGCCACCAGCCTTAGCCGGAGCCATTGCATGCCCCTGCGTGCGGATACTCCGCAATTCAGAAGCAGACGGAGTTGCCATTTTACCCTCCTGTTCGGTTATCCCAGTATCTTCGCCAGACCCGGATTGCTTCTTTGCCGGAATATCCCTTTGTCACCCTGCGCCAATCCGCCTGCAACTGGCCGCTGACAAGGGATTGTACGTCTTCTTTGCGGAAAACGGGAGATGCCACGCACATGCAGTGATTGTGCGCCTGGAAACCGGCTCCCTGCTGCGTCTTGTAGACGGCTCCCCGGCTTGCCAGCATCGCGCAGAAGTAGCAAGGATGCGAAGCCGTGATCCGCGCCCACCCGAGCGCTCTAGGATCGGCCTGCACGCTCTCTATGACCCCTGTACGGCCTCCTTGGAGGGCAAGACGGGCAGCGGCACCGGAAAGGTTCACCCCGGCATGCTGCATCGCTCCCACGACAGGGTTGCGCAGCTTGATGTCGTGCAAGAGTGTTCCGGGACCAGTAGAATCGAGAGTCTTGACCACAATTTCCGGATTGAGCCCGGGAATTGGCAGCGACGGTGCATTCCCTGGAATCGCGGCCACAGACCGCGCAACCGAATAGAAATCAATCGCATCCCGGAAAGCCCGGTCGAATGCGGCTTCGGTCATCCGCATGATCGCTATCCGGATCGTTGGCCAGTTCTGCTGTACGGCACGGATGTTGAGCGCGGCCCACGAGTTGAGGATGTCGCGGGTGAGCATCGCGGCTAGAACAGCCTGAGCGCCACGGTGCGCCTCCGCGAGTTGCGAGGCTATACCGGTAGTAGCCCCGGCCGCTACATCGGCTCTCCGTGGATTTGAAGGCCGTATAGGGGTACTCATCCGCGACCTGCACGTTTGCCCCGGGCCAGGTTCAATCTCGGGATAAGCGTGCGCTTATTACCTTTACGCATCACGCGTCTCCTCTTGACCTGCGCCGTTCCAGGCACCGGTTCGGGAACGAGCGGATCGGGTCCGTCTTCTTCCCGGGAAACGATCTTGTCGTAGACCATTACACTCCGCTCGGACGTGCCTCGAACTGCTGGTAATTTCCTTGTCCCGGCGTTCCGGCCGGTTCGGTCTGCACTCCCTTTGTGACAGCCTTCTCAATGAGCGAGTTGAGTTCGTCAAGGACACCGGGCTGCGTGAGCGAAGACTTCCAGCGGGCCACGTCCTGTGCTGTGACACCGGGAATCCGGGACCAAAGCTCGGTAGCCGGTACGCCAAGCATCTGGGACATCTTGCCAAGCGCGTCCACCGTGGCGGAGAAGGCGCGGGCCGACGTATCCCGCCACACTGGCGCAGCACCGTCGTCCCCGGCCGACTTCTCGTCCTTGGCCGCATGCGAGGCAAGCTGGAATGTCTGCTTCCATGGCTCGTCAAGTGTGCCCTGCAGTTCCTGGATCTTCCGGTCGAGCCCGTCACGGGCAGCGGCAAGAGCTTCCGCAGACAGGTTGGCCACGAGCCCCAGGAGGTGATACGGCGGCACCTGCCCAATCGTGGACATGTGCTGAATCGACTTCTCAATCGAGCTAAGGTACCCGGCCACGTCAGTCTGTCCGAACTCCCCGAACTTCGTGTCGGCATCCTCGGCCACCCACAGCCGGTCAATACCAGCCTTGAACGGCTCCTTCGCGCGGCCGGTTTCGTCGGTCGGGTCGTAGCCGGAAACCCACCGCTGCCGGAACGCGCCGAACTGCTCGACAATCTTGAGGTCGAACGTGGTCATGTTGATCTGGTCTTGCAACGGGATGAGCGGCTCGACCTCTCCCTTAACGTCCTGCTCCCCGTCAAGGTCGATCTCGTGCGAAAACCGGGTGACCGGGCACACACCGAGGCCGTGCACATCCATGTCGGTCGTGTTCTCCGGCAGCAGGTACTCGATCTCGTCATCGGTCGGCCACCGTGGAGACTGGTTCGAGCCGGTGTCGATGAGCGTGTACCGGTTCATCTCGTCGTACACGCAGACCACCCGGATCCGGCCGTCTGGAGTATTTACCGGGTACGTCTCGACCGCATACATCGGCCAGTCGTCATTCACGTCATCGGCGTAGTAGGCGCACATCCGCCGTGGCGATACCGGCCGCATGATCGCGGACGGCAGCGTGCCCGTCTCGGTGTCCTCGGTCCGCATCTCGGCTGGCAGCACAAGCGTGTAAGCCCACCCGTACTTCATGATCGCCCGGTAGAGGCCGTGCTGCTTGGACATCATCTTGTTCGCCAGGAAGATCTTCCATGGCGGTGAAGTCGTCTCGGCGGTCGTATCATCGAACAGCAGGTCGGTCGGCAACCGGATCGGCCCAATCTGCGGAACCTGCGGAACCTGCGGAACTGGTTCCGGAGTACCGCCGTTGCCGGACGCCGGGCTTGGCGAAGCGGAACCGGGCGCGCTCGGGGCCGGGGCGGGGGAAGGGGGCGGACCAGGCATTCCGGGCAGGATTCCCTGGCCAGTTCCGTTGGTTCCGGCAGTTCCGGAGATTGTGACCGTCTTGGGCATCGGCGGAGGCGACATCCGGTAGCCGTCGATGTGCAGGTTCTCCGCGATCACCGATACGACCAGCGGCAGGAAGTTGACCCGGGACCGTTCCATGATCCACCGGTATTCGCTCTTCGCGTTGTTCGGCTGGTACACCGAATCGTGCTTGCCGTCGTAATACTTCGAGATGCGCGCCATGCTGTGAAGCTCGCGCTGCCGGAACCGCAGCAGCTTGCCAGCGGTCTGCGGCACATTGTCAACCGGTATTACGGCCATTAGAAGCTCCAGACCCTTCCGCTGCGTTCCTTCTTCTTGGTGTCGGGGCGCTCTAGATCTCTTGCCAGGAACAGTCTCCGGATCATCCGCGCCCCGATCATGCAGACCCCGCCGTCAATCTTCTTCGGGCTGTCTGGAGTCTCCTTGCTAATGCTCACACCCCACCGGTTCGGCGCACGCCGGGCATTGGCGACGTGCCGGGCTAGCCGCGAGTCCCCGTCGTGCTGGAATGCCCGGTCCTCGGTGATCTCGTTGAACGTAAGCTCGGCAGCCATAGTGAAGTCGTAGACGTGCGTCCGCATGTCCCACGCTACCGGCATCGGCTCCTTGCCGCCCGGTACGGCCCAGATCTTGAGCCGGTCGGCGTAGCGGTTCGGCCATTCTGTCCGGGTGAAGCTCTCCCATTCCCGGACATCCCCGAAGAACCCCACTACATCCCAGTCAGAGAATGTCCGGTCAACGGCGGAATCCACATCATTGACCGGGATCGGCAGCACTTCTTTCGTGCCCCGGATCTTCTCCGGTGCCCAGATGTCGATCGTGAACACGAATCCAGTGGCAATGTGGCAGGCGATGAGTGCTGTCTCATCCTGCGTGCGCGAGCCGTCGAAGAAGAGCCCGATCTCGTCCCCGGTGGTGATCTTGAATTCCGGGCAGGCGAGAACCGACCACTCTTGCGGCTGTATCCAGGCTTTCGAAGAGGACCGTGGCTGGTTGAGATAAAACCGCCGCGAAGTCTCCGGCGCGGTCCGGGGCGAGAGGATTTTTCCCTTGATCGTTCTCTTGTCAACCCAGAAGCAATCCCCGTAGACGAAATCGAGTCCGGCCTCAAGGGACTTCTCGTCCTCTAGCGTCGTTTCTGGCGGTGCGATCCGCGCGTCGTAGAGAATCCGCGCTTCGGTGAGCGTGCGGCCTTCTTCTTGCAGGATCCAGGCATCGTAAGTCATCTCGGCAACCGATTCGGCACCAGGCTCCCACGCGTTGCACGTCTCGACTGCCCGGGAGTTGCTCTTGCCGAGGTTACGGTCCATGACAGCGGCCAGATCGTGACCGCCGTTGACCC